TTTTTAAGTCAAGCTAGCTTTTTAGACAAATACCCATATCGCTATACATCTGCAATGTCTTCGCTCTACCGCTATAATTCATATCTCGTCTAACTTTTTCCTCCATCTTCCGTTGTTTCTTCTCTTGCCGCTGCCGCGCCAGTTCGTTGATTGCTCTGGCTATTCGGCTGCGCATCCATAGCAACGACTGCTCCAGATTCTTAATTGACCAAACCGACGCGAGGTACCGCTCAGGGTCGCGTTTAGTTTTTGCTACTTCAACTGATTCGTCGAACTCTTGTTTGTATTTCTTTTGCCGATTGCGAAACATCGGCAAATACGCGTCATCTTTGATTAGCTCTGACGCTTTGCCGAGGTGCTTACGCATCGTAGTAATTCGTTTGTTATCTAAAACGAACATGTAAATTACCCTCACTTATTTTTGATATAAGTTTGAGGTCAAAAAGAGAAAACCCCAGCAAAAAACATTACTGTTTTACTGAGGTCTCCCTTGCTCGATTGTTGTTCTCTATTAATATAGCAAATTATGATAGCGAAATCAAGACAGATGATTACCGCAACGAATACACTCATGGTCGTATCCGCTACCCTGATATTGCCCACAATACTGGCAATTATGGCAGTGCTTGCAAATAATTATTGGCGTTTCACTTGTGATGCCGCACCACACACATTGATACGTCGCGCACACCTTTGGTCTGTGCTCAATCTGCCTGTCAGTCATGATCACTTCGCCCATCTCCGCCATAGCATTCTTTTTCAGCCGCTTCTGGCTCGGGCGTGGCGGTTCTACCGTATTCCCCGTGTAGTATAAACCATGTCCACTTTCCATAATCTTACCTTTCCGTGTAGCATTCCATTGCTGCCAACGTTGCCACATCCAAACTCCAACTTCAGTGTTTTTGCGCCACCAACCTCTGTCGGCTTGCCTTTAATTAGTCCAAATAGTTCCAGCTCATTTGAAAAATCATACTTTACGCTAGCAGTATCACCCTCCAGTCCAGCATTAAACACCCTGCGTCCGCCGCTACCGCCTATCCAACCAATTTTACGCAGCTCTGGCGGCGTAGTGTTCTCCGTCATTTGCCCCACCAGTTGTTCAATTTTATCAAAACCAATCGCCAGATAAACAAACAGGTTTTTTATCTCTATCAAATCCCTTGGTAAAAACACTACCAGTGTATGCGCCTCCAACCATCGGCACTGTGCATTCGCCAGTGACACGGTCTTGCACTGGTAAGGATATTCCTGATTTCTACTGTCGATCATAAGCGTGCCTCGTAATCATATACCTTAGTTCGCATAGCTTCATACTCAGGATTATTGTTTAGCAGCTTATCTCCCAGCGGTGCCTTGCCGGTACTCAGCATATCGATAATTACATATATTTTGCCGTTGTAGCCAACATCTGTTGGTTGCGGTAGCATAGTCTCGTCAGCTACCAGCGTCTTGCCAATGCCGGCTCCAGCTGCTACATCGGTATTGCTTTTAACCGCCGAATAATCCACCGCGTCACCAACGGGTGCTTTCGCTGATAATAATATCCTGTAAGGTTGAGAGGTGTTCGTAGTAACGCCAGCTTTTGGATCGATATAGCGGTCAAACAGCTCAAAGTTATCATTGACGATTTCCAGCTTGGTGTTTAATACTGCCAACTTGTGAGCTTCCACCGCCCACCATAAATATCTAAAAGGTGCGCCGCCTTTATTACCAGCACTGCCGCCCATGCCAGGCATACCAGTTACATAGATGTAATCCTTGCCTTTTATTTGCCCAGTTCGATAGCCCTTCTCTTGCCTATCGCCAATCATACCAATATCTCCGTTCCCAGTAGCAAATTTAACCGCTCCAGCTTAAAGCTTTGAGGCGGCACATCGAACGCCAGCACCAGCGCCATCAGTTCGCTGTCGCGCGTTCTCTCAGGAATGACTGGCTTCATATTAAGTCCGCCAATCCGAATCCTGCCGTTCTCCGCCTTAATTGAATCGCTCTTACCATACAGTCTATGCCACATCTCGTCAATCTGATCACTTGATAATGCTATTGGCGTCAAACCATCAACTGGCGCAAAAACCACACGCACGCCATTGTTACCAGCCACTATGCACCACAAATCCAAATAAGCCTCAACTATCTGCGCATAGTGAGGCATGAGTATACGGACATATAGCACTGCCGACGATTGATTGCCTAGCGCTACATACTTGGCAACGTCGCCAGCTCGGAATCCTTCCGCCTTGTCTTCCGCGCCGACAGACAGGTCGCGCTCAGTCGCATCGTAGTAGCAGTGTCCGACGATTGAACCGCGAACTGGCACGACCTGCCTCAGCATTTTTATTTCTCCTTGAGCAACTTTATGATCGCACTAATCACAGGCATTAAACGGCTGATTCCCGCAGCTATTGCTGCCGAACCGCTTGAGAATATGAGAGACCCTGTCAGTGCGTCTAAGCTTCTCATGAACTCGGTAAACTGCGGAACACCATATAAACCAGTAAACGCTATCATCGTTCCTAAGAATCCCTGTAAAAGAGTTCTCATAGCTCGTCCATTTTTAGTTTCTGGACTGAATAATAATTTAATCTTTTCCATATTTCCTCCTATTATTTATTAAAGTTTTTGAACAAATTGGTTAAAAATTCGATGATTTTATTGACGATCGCCTCCAGCGCCGACACCCGCTTTTCTAGTCCGTCGATTGGCTTATCGCTCAGGTACAGCTTATCGATTGCTAGTGTGCCGCCATCCAGCACCATCAAGTCATCATCAACCAATTTCGTAACGTGAGTAACGCGAACCTTTGCTCCCATTGGCAATTTCTTTGCCAATTTACCAGTAGTTAGGTCAGTAACTTCGCACTCTGAACGCGTCCAGAAGTCTTGGTCGGCAATATCCTTCAGATTCTTTTGCCATGCCGGCTTATCTTTATTTGGATTAGCTGGCGCTACTAGCTCTGTCGCTGCAATACCGAACGGCTTGTTATTCTTAACGGCGTACTGCGATAGGTAGTATTTCTTGCCCTGTACCACTGTCTCCTTGGCGATATCGATAACCGTCCCTCTAGGAATCACGTTACCAAACGCTTCCATAGTTACCATATTGACGACACGCAGTCCTGCGACTGGTGCGACGACCAGTTTTATATCTTCAATATCGTTCAGGTTACGCACCCACTCGCTTCGTTTCAACTCTTCCGCTTGGCGAGCCAGCTCTGCACGGCGTTGGTGCGCCTCCTGAGAATTATTTACATCAGCACGAATTTGGTCGATTGACCATCCCTTAGCAGCTTGTGCCAAATAGTGCCGCAATCCTTCTGGGTCAACTTCACGCCCCAAAATCGAGCGGAACACTTCGCGGATCTGCGTCTCGTTGACTGTCGGACGCGAACCGCCGCCAGCGTGATAGCGGTCAGCGATTGCACGGATACGGTTCTTGTCGATTGGTGAGCAACTAGTGTTGAACCATTCTTTATGCACGTAAATATTTAGGCGGCGGCCGTAAGCTTTCTCCATATCGTAATGGAACTCGCCCATCGTCTCATAATCACCATCGCTAAGGCGTGTATTACATTCATAACCGACCGTTGTAGCGTTACCTCTAGCGTTGCCGGCGTGCCAAGCAGCGTTTACTGCGTCAACAATCCACGCCACCCTGCCAGCCTCGCCAACAGTATGCGCTGAAGTATTACCATTAGCGCGGCATAGATAATTCACTATCGACATAAAGTCTGAATTACTACCCCACCAATGGTACGTTACACCCTCTACGGCTCGTGCCATGCCATACACTGCCGGTACTTGGCTTTCAGGCGTATAGTTCGGCGAGTTAAATTGTGTTAATTCTTGGTATGCCATCTTATTCCTCCTTTAATTGCTCTAACATGCTCATTTCGCTATCCTATCGATAATTACCATTTTTAGTATTGCCCCAGCCACGGCGGCGATGATGAACCAAACTATTCTCGCCTGGTTATCTTCCAGTTTATCCAGTCTATCCTCGTGATTTGCTGCGTCTTTCTCTAGCTTCACCAGCCGCTCTACCACCACTGTCAAATCCAGTCTGTCAATCTTTGCACTGATTGATTCTATCTGGTTTCTGATGTTTTGTATGTCGGCGTCCATCTTTCCTAGTTTCTGCCACAGCTCCGCTTCGTTAGTATTATTTGCTGCTGCCATGCTTTGTCGGTCTCCTTTCTCTCACCCTCAGGCCGCAACCAAATAAAAATATGCGTCCTGAAACGCATATACTTACCTACATTATACCACGGTTTTACCGTAAACATAATGCATTTTTCGTGGTTCTATACAACCACAACATTTCGATTGGCAAGACTTTGTCCGGTCAAAACAGGATGGTACCGACCAACCAGCTGGCGCTGCATTTATTCAATACGGACGAGCTAGGCTTAATGCCGCCAGTGGCATTGAAGCGGCGGGGCTGGTAACATTTCCAAGACAGTTCAAAGCTGGCACTATCCCTGCTGTAATTAGCACATTCAACGGTTATACTTCATCTGGCGAAAGCTGGACAGACACACTGAACTCCAGCTGGGCGGCAATAACAGTAGCAGCCGTTGATGTCTCAAATGTATCGTTCGCTCCGCGTATTCGTCGGCTAGATGGTGCAACACTTGGCGGTGCGTATTATTTTAGTTGGATCGCGATTGGTGCAGCTTAATTATTTAACATACTCCAAAGTAACACTCACCTCTGAATTGCCCCAAGCATAACTACCAGAAATAGTAATATTCGTTTGATCAATTGAGGTTATACCTGATTGATGTGTACCTTCAATGTATGGAAATGCTTGCTTGATAGGATTATTATTAAGATTACCAGATAGCCGTATATTGCCGTAGTAGCGTATTAACTCCCAGCTGTTAGATAGACCTTGAATGTCATGTGGCAAACTTGAGGTGTTGTATCCACCAGTCATATTGACCACACCACGCACAACCTTACGATAAATCGGGCGACCATCTATCCATTTTTTGCCTGTATCTACTTCAGCGGTTTTATAGTCGGTTAAGACATCTGCTAATTTCTCTGGTTGTATAGAACCATCGCCTATACCTGTTCCATCATGAAAACTAGCGTCATTTGCCGCTAAAAGATTCATTTTTGCGGCCGTTAAAATTTCGCCCGGCACAAAGTTCAAGTTAACATACGCCATATCATTTCACCCTTTCTACTTGAAATGTCTCAAATCGCTCAATAATCATACCTTTATCGCTATACTTCAGTTCGTAGTCTGCCTGTTCTTTATTGGCACTTTGCTTTAGCGCCACTTCACTCTCCAGCTGTGCTCGCTCAAACGGACTCATAGCAAATGAATTCACCAGCTCTGCTGGACTAGCCTCGCCTGGCTGCACTGGATTTATTGTTCCTCTCTCAAATTTAGATAACCGTGTATCGTTGCCAGTTAATGCTTCGTAACCAATCATCGGAAATCCTTCAGGCGTTTTATCCAGCCTCTCACGGGTCGTCAGAAATAGCCCCTGATAGTCATAAATATCACGGTTGCCTCCACGCCTAGGTGCGGTAATTGCTGAAAAGCCTTGAATTATCTTTGCCGGAAAACACTCAACTGCGACTACCAGATTAGTTTTCAGACATCTCACAAAGTACACCTGACTGTAATGCTGAGCATAAAAATCCGCCATCTTCTCCAGTTCGGCTTGGTCTTGCGTTTGCTTGGCTGTTTCGCTATCCATTATTTCCTCCAATAAAAATACGACCGCCGCTCTGGTTGGTCGTATATACTGCTTACATTATACCATACTTAGTTTGCTAGCACATCTCCGCCGTCCAGTGTTGATTTATCCAGCTCAAACGCACTAATTTTCGGACGCTCCTCCACCTCCAAGCTCTGTCGAAAATTAGCATTCACGCCGCCTGCCAGCTCGTAGCTGGTGATAAAGCAGCTGAAACTATCAGCCAGCTCATCAATCTGTAAGTCTACCGTATCGCCGATCTGCAAATACGGCACGAAAAAGTTGTCCAGTTTGAATTGCCTATTTGGGTTTGAATATAGTGTTACGATATTGTTAGCGATTGCTCTCGCACCGCTGACATCCTGTACCAGATTATTTTCAATCTTCAATACCTCCGCACCAACGCCAGTTGACGTGTCGGGATTGACGCCATACTGTTCAATGCTCGGCTCGCTCACGGCATTTTCGGTAATTACTTGCGTTACCTTTGCCGGTACGCCCCATAACTGGATACGATTAATATATCCGTCCACGCTTGAGTTATTGCGGAAGGTCATTTTGTAAGTGCTGCCAAAGTTATAAACTGATACCAGCTGTACATTGATTGCGCCGCCTCCACCGTCAGAATTTCTCGTGCCAGAATACATCGATGTGCCAGAATTACTGCTTGCGTGAACTGGTCTGTCCACACTCACGGCATAAAAGTCTCCGACACTATCCTGAAACTCAGCGAAAATGTCGATAGTCTTACCAGCTCTTATTTTCGTTTGCTCGCTTCCCTGCTCCAGCTCCCACAGTTTCTGAAACGCCTGCACTTTGAATGGCTTTGCTACCACCTGTGCCGAGTTTATCACTGGCGTTGACTTAATTTGTAGGTTGGTCAGATTAGAGTAGCTGAACGTATGAGCTGTTTGCTGAGTCTTCGCCAGGTGCGTTCTATTCCAGAACCGAATTATCCCCTGTTCGTCAACGAATACTAATGCCGCCTCCGCTTCTGCCAATTCTTTCAATAAATCAGTCACGCTCTTGTCCTTTGGTGATAAATAGCCAATCGCCACCTGTTGCGACCGGTCGATCTCAAACTGGTTGGTACTGAACCCCTGCTCAATCAGCAAATCCCTCACAATTTCGTGTGCAAACTTACCTACGAATGCTGGTAGATTAGAATATTTTGTATCCAGATAGGTAATTGCGTCAAACGCCGTCAGCTCCACCGTCTGTTCCACGATATTAACCGTCGGCGTGCCTATAAAACCAACAAAATTAGTAATCATCTCGCCATCATATCCAGTCAATATCTTTATCGGTCGCCCCGCCTTGATAAATTTGCCAATTACGGGGTCTTTTTCTGGTAAGAACCGCCCCGTCGTATTATTCAGCGTGATTGTCGCCTGAGCTGCAACTACACCCCATGAATAACTGCTCACCTTCTTACTTATTTTGAAGTTCTTAACGTAGCGGCTTTCATCTGTGTACACATATTTGTCGAAAAACGTTACCACGTCGCCTGAGCCTTTTAGAAAGTCTCCACCATCCAGTGCTGAAGAATCCAGATTAAAGAACCGTGTAGTAGGATTTATTTGTTTACTCCACCCTAGCATCACCGCGAAGTCAGTCTGCTTGCGCGATGAGTCAACCTTGCTGATGAAATTAGCCGAAACCGCCTGCATTTACACCTCCCGAATTGTTACGGTTAGGCTCGTCATCAAGCTGCCGCCGCGAATATACTCGTCGGTGTCGCAATCTGTCATAATCCCGTCGAACTGAAGCACGCCGTATTTTGATTGGTCGTTATAAAACCTCACCGTGCCAGCGGCATTAAAGATATCCTCGAAGAATCGAAACTGCACTGGCGTTACTGCCGTAAATGTCATTTTGGCACGCTTTTTGGATGGAAAGCTATGCCGCTCAATACTGCCGTTAATCGACATATTGTCGGTTTTAACTACTATCGGCGAATCGTCGTAGCCGCTTGGATAAATTGGTATTTCTTGACCGTTTAATCGTATCATCGGAGCGCTCCTAACTGATCAAGCCGTAGTCCCTGCGCTTTCAATGCTCGATTGATTTGCTTTGCGATACTCACTGCATCCTCCTCGCTAAATTTCTCGTCTCTAGTGGTCACATTCACGGTGATATTGACATCTCGCGAGCCAACACCATCGCTTCGTCTATTGATTTGCGCTACCAAGCTCGCCATCTTACTTTCTGGCACGACCCACTCATTCTGCCCGCCGTCACCAGCATAAATAATCGAACCGCCGCCTTGCGGCGTAACGATACCACCGGTCGCCATTCGTGGAATATGTAAACTTGGAATATTGCCAATGTGTACGCCTGGAATCTTATTGATAAGTCCAATTGCACCGTTAATCATGCCAATGAACCCGTTTGCCATCCTCTCGACCATGCTTAGTGCACCATTAACTGCACCCCTAACTGCACCGCCAATAGCATTACCAACGAAGCTGCCCAGCCTTCCGAACATTCCAGTAATAGTATTCCACACGCCGCCGAAGAATCCCGCCAGACCGCCAAATATGCCAGTGATAGCGTTCCATGCTCCGCGGAAAATACTGCCAAACCATCCCGCCACGCCAGCAAACACACCGACGATACCATTCCACACGCCGCCAAACCAGCCAACAGCTGCGTTCCACACGCTCACGATAATATTCCATGCGCCGCTGAACACGCCGCCAAACCATCCCACAACAGCCGAGAATATTATCACAATGCCATTCCAGACATTAGCAAAGAATCCTACCATAGCATTCCACACCGCTACGATAGCGTTCCATGCACCCTGGAATAGTCCGGAGAAGAATCCGACCACTGCATTAAACGCAGCAACAATCCCATTCCACGCTCCCTGGGCGGCGGCGACTACGCCATTCCAAAAATCCGTCAGCCATTTCTTGACTGTGTCCCAGTTGGCGATAATTAGAGCCACCACACCAGCAACAATAGCCACAATAGCACCGATCGGACCCATCGCCATTAGCCAGGAGGCAGCAATCCTAGCACCAGCCACTAACGCCTGGACACCCATCATCACAAACGTCGCTACCGCCTTTGCGCCCATCACCACCGCACCAGCCGTCCATTTGCCGAAAGCTATAGCCCCTTGCACACCCATAATCCCAGCGTGAATTACGGCTTTGCCGCTCATCAGCACAAAGTTTTTTATAGCTCCGGCGCTAGCGATAGCCGCGTTCTTGATCCATGAACCAAAAGCTATAGCCCCCTGAACCGCCATCTTACCAGCGTTGACTGTCGCTGAAACAACAGTCTTCGCCAAACTCTTGGCTATTTCAGCTGCCATTCCTGCACCCTTAACTGCTGCATTTTTTGCCATCACGGCAAACGACTTCGCCGCTTCAACGCCAATTTGTACTAATTTTGGCAATACAATTGTTCCGATGACAATACCCAGATTTATCAATAGTGTTTTATTGTCGTTAATCCATTTCGTGACAGCGTTAAACACATCACCGACAATCTTCTTTGCTTCTTCAAACTTTGTAATAAACCAGTCGGCTACAGCCTGTCCGAAATCGCTTACAGCTTTCTTGGCATCATCAAAGAACTTACCGACACTTTCGGCGATACTCTTAACAGTGTTGCCGGCACTCTCTAAAAAGCCCTTGATGCTATTTATGGAATCGTTCCAGGTATTCTTAATCCATTCAGCAGCCTTGCCGAAAATATTAAACTTCATCTGGAGGAATACGAGAGCCGAAACTACGGCTGCTATAGCAACCGCCCATAACATCATTGGATTACCGGTTAGCGCAACACTCAGTATCTTGAAAGCACCAGCTGTACCCTCTATTCCTTTTTTATATTCATTAACCTGCTTAATCGCACCAGTTATGCCCGACCCAACCTTCATGATCGCCCAAGCGCTTGCCAAAGATGTTAGTGCCGGGACTAGGTTGTTTATGATCGTATCCGCAACCTTCTGCACCGTATCCTTATTCTCTTCCAGCCAATTTGTCGCATCCTCAACGGCTTTGCTGATTTTGTCGAACACGCCGCCAGCTTTGACTTGCCCGGTCGCTGCATCCACGCCGACAATTTTCATGCCTACGTTGGTAATTGTCTCCAGCAGGTTACTCATGCGACCGTTAAATGTACGGGACTGCTTAATTGCACCCTGAAAAGCCATGCCTCCCTCAGCACTCGCCATCTGGAGCGCCTTACGCAATACATCAGCCGTAACTTTGCCTTTCGATAGGTCATCGCCAAAGGTCTTAATGGAATGCCCCGCACCCATCGCTGCGATGATGTATTTTTTGAATCCACCAGCACCTTGATTGATGATCTGGTACCAGTCCTGTGTCATCAACTTACCGTTACCGATTGCCTGTGTAATTGGCAGCGCCAAGCCCTGCAAATCCGCACCTGTTGCGCCCGCTAAGTCGCCCAAGTTTCGCATCCAGCCCATCAAATCCCGGACTGCCACGCCGTTTGCTAGAAACATTTTGGCGGTCGCCTGAATGGATTTATTGTCAAACGCCGTCTCTTTCCCGTACTGATATAGCGTCTTCATGACGACGTTCGTCGATTCTACTGATCCTGTCAGCGATTCAAACGACGATCGCAGTGACTGCAATTCAGATGCGCTTTTTACGAACGACATCAATCCAAAGCTACCGCCCACCGCCACCGCAGCGACGCGCTTCAGCGTCGATTCAATGAATCCGCCCGCTTGGCTAAAAGCGTCCTTCAAATTAGCAGCATTACCGACCAGTTTCTTACCCACATTGCTGCTAAAATTTTTAACGCTCGCCTGAGCAGTCTTCAGCGCAGCCTGCAAGGCTGATACGTTTGCTCGAATTGTCAGAGTGAGTGTGCTGTTATTCATCTTCCGCCTTCTTTTTCCTAGCGGACGAAAAACAACAAAAAAATGCGGCTCAAAGTCCGCATATATTACCCATATTATATCACATCGTGGTATAATCCCTCCATAAGGAAAGGGAAATAAACTGCCACCATGCTTAATCTATTTAAGAAGAAAGAAAAACTACCGCTACTCGCCAGTGGCGAATATAACGGGACGTATAATCCCGTAAAAGATAGCGTTTTGTCAGCTGAGTTGGCGTTCGATCACAATGGCGTTACTTTCTCGTTTAATAAAGGCATCAAAAAAGACATTGTGCGGAGTTTTGATTGGTCAGAAGTCGAGGGTTTTGACTTCAATTCAAAGAAAGAAGACAAAACCGTTGTTTTTCGTACAATATTGTATTTGAAGGACGGGCAAATCACTCTAGTTAAACCAATTGAAGAAAGCAACGTTCAGTACGGTATTATTACCACGCTAGAACCTCACTATAAGAAAATACGCGAGTTCGTCGCCCAAAAAATAACATCATCAGAAGGAGCTCAAAAATGAAACATCGCAAAGGCGGTTTTATGCATATTATCATTATCATAATTGTTGTAGTTGTTGGCATTGGTGCAATTGGAAGTATGGGATCGTCAGAAAAGGCAGTCAATCAAGCCAAAGAGTCTGTTCAAAAAGCTGAATCTGACCCAAGCGACAGCAATATCAATAAAGCCAAGTCAGACATCAACAAATTACCAGAAGATAAACGTGGTCAGTTCTCTGAGCGTATTGCCAAATTAGAAAAAGCCAAGCAGGAAGAAAAAGAACGCGCTGAAAAAGCTAAAAAAGAAGCGGAAGAGAAGAAAAAACAAGAGGAGGCAGCCGCTGCCGCAGCTAATCAACAACAAGCACAAGCACAATCACAGCCTGCCGCTTCATCGGAGCTGAATTTTAGCAACTGCAAAGAAGCACGTACCGCTGGCTATAGTCACATACGCCGAGGCGAACCTGGATACGCACCACACCTTGATAGAGACGGCGACGGCATCGCCTGCGACAAGCACAGATAAAAGCAGAGGCAGCTTACTGCTGCCCCGCTTTATCGATCTGCTCCTTTTCGACTACCGCCTCAACTTGACGCCGTGCTAGGATGGCCGCGGTAAACTCTTCTGGCTGATCCATGTATTCATCATACGTCCAGCCGTACTCCTTACAGATGAGCGCAATCTGAATCATCTTTGGCACTTCGCCAGAACCGTTGCGCAGCGCGCGGTCATATTTAATTGACCACGCCTCTATTCTTTTGGGAGCTCCTTATCCTTGCCGAAGACCTCCATGACCTTATTGCTGATCGTCTCGTAGTCGTCGCCAAATTCGCTGTCCATCAGCGCTTCAAATGGCTGTTCACGGTTGCCGCAGTATTCCAACAGCAACTTTTCAATCAGCTTGTCGCTCGCACCCATGACATTGCCCAGGTCAACATCCACATCGCCGCCACTAGCTTCCATCTCCTTAGTGGACATGGTTTGACCTTCCAGCATTAGCCGTCGGTACATACTGCGGTCACGGTTACGAATAAACCCGCGGATAACGGCGCTACGCCCGTCTTTTAGTTCGATAAATAGTTCTCGATTACTCATTTATTTGCTCCTAGTACTCGTATTTATTAACCAATTCAGCTTCGATAGTCTTGCCGTCTGTGATATTCAGTAAGCCCTCAAAGTTGATCGTCTCAGTTGAAATATCGCTCAGTCCGTAGCTCGGCTCACGACTAGAAATTGCCACCTTGCTTATAGTAAACAGCAGACTGGTTGGCGTGGTGTTACCGGCTTTGTGGTTTTTGTCGATAAAGCCAAACTGCATTGCCTGAGTTGTACCGTTCAACATCATGCCTTTGTAGGTGTCGTCGGTGTACAGTTTCTCGATTGAGCCGCTAACCTCAAAGTCTTTGTTAAAGATTTCCTGAATGTCATCCTTAGAACTTGACGTCTGAACTGCTTCCAAGTTTTTCTTAATCTCCAGGCTGAAACTCTTAACATCCTGAAGCTCTGGCGCTGCTGCTAGCCCGGCTGCATCGGCTGCCATTTTCAGCAGCACGTCCTTTGGAATAAACTCTGTCTCGGTCGAATCGTACGCAATAGTAACGGTTGACGGCGTTACGTCCTTGGATTTTTTCGACATCAAGCTTACTTCAATCTTCGGATAATCATCAGGTGTCCATGAAATCTTAAAGCTCTCAATCATAGCATACGGGAACTGCCCGCAAAACACCGATTCCTTAATGGTGATAGTCGAGCTAATATGAGTATTCTCATTATTCAGCGAGAATAAGTGTTTTTTAGCTCCCGTGTCGCCAGCAACAGGCGTCGTTGCGGCTTTTTGACCAAACACTAGCGCCAGCCAGTAATAAAGTCCCTTCGCCCACGTCTTGCCACCAATCGAACCCTCGCCTTTAACACTCATCACATCGACAGCATTGTTTTTGGTGATGTTATTGTACGCTGATTCGTTAGTCTTCGTCTCTGGCGTATCCTTAAAGCTAAAATCCAGCTGCGGATAAAAATACGTTGGCATTTTGGCGGTGCCTCTGGTATCTTCCAGCGCCAACCCCACGGCGGTCTTTCGACCTGTTACAATCTTTTTCTCTGCCATTATTCCTCTCCCTCCTTATTTTCGGCTTTGGCTTTTTTAATTGCTTCTTCAAAGCTCCCTGCTTCGACAGACACGCCGAACTCTGGCAGATAGAATGACTGCTTCGGTGCGGGTGCTGTTGGCTGACCATCTTTCTTCACGGTTAATCCCTTTCTTACGCGAAATCAGCCAATGGGCAAAAGAAAATGCGACCAAGGCTGATCGCATATACTACCCGTATTATACCATGGCACTTACATTTATCCAACCATATCGCGAGTGCGCACCGTAAATCGTATTAAAGCTTCATTAGTAAATACGCTACCACCCCGCTCGCTGACTACATACTCAATTTCTGTTTGACTACCAAGGTCAATTATCAGTTCATCAGATTGCTCGTCCTGAAATCGTCTCAGTACAGATAAAATTGTCTCAGGTAGTAATTTATTCTTACTATCTCGCCCGCAAATCATCTTTACCAGTGCCATATGACTGCCGCTACGTTTCGCTGTACTATTAAAATCCCTAGTTAGGTCATATGCCACATTAATCAGTACTGTCGAATGTGTTTCGATTGAGTGCGAGGCATCGTCAATGACACTCTGCCGCTCATAACTAATAAAGCACATCGGCAAGCTTGATTTGTCCACCACCATTGGATCGCCCAAATAATATTTATTCCTCAAATCTTTCGGTCCGTGCTCATTTAACAGGTTGCGCAACTTTGCTAAAATTGGGTCTTCGTATTGCATTATCTCTCTCCTTCAGCCTCTAAATAAATTTGTAATCGCTGGCGAATATACCGTGCTTGCGGTTCAGTCATACCCCACATCTTACGCGCTGGCATATTTTTCGTGCCCATCTGATGATATTTGAAATAACGCGTTGGGTTTTTAATCACCGCTTTATCGCTGTATATTTCCGCCTTAAAGCCATCCTTCATTTTGCCTGTCTTATTTAGTAGCGGCCACGGATAATTTCGCTTACGTTTACGCCACTGCGCACCAAAAACTGCACCACGTTTACCGCTAAAGTTCTTGGAAATCTCATCCAACATAAAATTAGCCGCCTCCTGCAACGGTATCCGCAGGCTACTGGCGCGCTTCCATCGATTCAACAGTATCTGGTCAAATTGCTTCAGCTCCTCGCCATCAACGGTGATAGAAACTGGTACTTTCTGCCCATCCATCTACCAGCACCGCCATTCCAGCGAATCTTCGCTACTAATATGCGGCTTTTTCGCGAATAGATCGCCATCATCTCGCGCTGCAAATCCTTGAGCGTTCCGCGCCTGTGTCCCGCCGCAGACAGCAGCGATCAAGGCGCTCAGTTTTTCATTTGCCAACTCCAGTTTCTTATAGCCGTCCTTGCTCGTATTCTCGATATCTTCATTAAATCCATAATCCCGCACTAATAGCATACCGGCAGCCATTAGCCGCTGAATGTAGCGTAATGTTGGCTTATATTCCTCAGCCCAGGCAGCCTCGCACGGAACCTTTGATATGATTTCGCTCAGGGCTTCAGCTCGCACCTTCTCGACGTATTCAGGCTCTACACTAGAACTAGCAAATCGCACCGATACTTCCTGCCCAGAAACAACCGGCTTTTCCAGCGTAATCAATGCATTGGTGGTGTCTACTTCGGTTACTTTGACTAGCTTATTATCCACCAGCACTCGCACATCTTTTACGTCAATTGTATCGTCGCCGTTGACGTCAGCCAAGATATAGTCTCCTAGCGAAATCACCGAACTGTTAACGTCGTTAAACTCCAATAACTGGCGGTGATACAATCCCGCTTCCTGTAATATATCTTTGATAGGTTGGTCTATCTCGTGCTTCATATTGTTTCTCCTAATCCTCAAACAAAGGCGGGCGAATCATCCCCCGCCTC